TACTACGTTTTCCATTTCTTGTAAATTGCTACCAACGGACATTTGATTAGATATTTTTGTATTAATCTATATTTATTTATAAATTAAAGATTTGATAGAAAATCATTCCATAACTGGAGTTTATGTTCTTCAAGTCTTCTTTGATCAACAAGGGTGTTAATTCTTCTTTGAGTCTTTTCTGCGAGTTGTTCACGAAGAATTCCTCCCTCCCAAACCCACTCTTTTCCTTCCATAATTCCTGAAACAAAAGCATCGGGAGCAGAAGGATCGGCAACGATATCAGCAGCGGTTGCTAACATAAAATCTTCACCAACAATTTTATGACCTTCATTCGTAGTTCTTAGTGAACCAACACCACGAGAAGAAACTCCGAGCATAACACCTTCATCAATGAGAGATTTTGCAATCTTACCCATTGGAGTGTCGAGGATTTGTGCCTTTCCTCTAAAGTTTGTTCCCTCTTTCGTGAGAGAAACAATCTTATGAGAAACACGATCAAGGTTTACGGTAGGTCCATCAGGGTGACCAAGTTCACCTAAAGCACGTCCTTTTGAAATAAAGTTTTCATTGTATCTACCAACCTCTTTTTCAAGAGTGCTCATAGGATACATTCTGCCGTTACGGTTTTTGATGTCACCTTGAAGGAAAACTCCTTCAATGTACATCTTTTTACCAGCACCTTTGCCTTCTACGACAAATTCTACTTTTGAAATTTCTTCCGTGATAAGTTTCATTTGTTTATCCAGTAAATCCTACTTTTGCTGCTCTTACTGTAACTACAGATGCCCAAATTAAATCGGCACCGGACTTTTCAAAAAATTCAACAGAGTCACTTGGAACAGATACTGTTGCAGTGTTTGCATATCCTGTAGTTGTACTCTTTGCAATACTTACTGTTGCAGTAGTACCAGCACCATTATGAACTCTAACTACAGTTGCGTTTGATATAGTAAGACCACCTGCTAAATTAGTTCCAAGTGCTACTTCATCACCAATCAATAAAGTTCTTGTCATTATTCTTGATCCTCCGATTGTTGTTCATCACCAAACATGGATGCACCAACTGTTGGACGAATATTATTGATACGTTCTGATGCTTTTGCATACAAAACATCTTTGATTTTGTCACTAATATCAGATGCTGAAGAATCAGATCCGATCAAATTTACAATTTCTTCCATGAAAATTTAATATATCTATATTTTCTATTTATATCTCGGCAGCTTTTCCATCAGCATCCGCAATTCCACCATTTACTTCTGGTTCCATCGGAACATCTCCCAACATTCCCTGCTCACCTTCTGTTGGTAACGGTTCTCCTGTGATTGGATCTACGGAATTTGGATCTGGAATGATACCATCTTTGATTTCCTGTTCAATTTGCTCATCCATTTCAATGATTTCTCCATCAGTTTGACGAAGAACTTTTTTACGAACCCATTCGGTTGAATAGTACTTGCCGATATAAGGTTCAATAGTTGCAAGAATTCCAAGTCTCTCATTCAACATTTCAGTTTCTTTCAGTTCTGCAAACTGATTATCATATAAGAAATCATATTGAATATGATCACTAATTTTTTCCCAATCTTCTGGGCTTACAATATTTTTAAGAATCAATTGAGTCTTCAGCATATCACTGAACAACTGTGCAAATCTTTTTCTTAAACGTCCAACAAACTTGGCAAACTTTAGTTCGTCTCTCAAAATCTCAGAAGAACGTCCAAGATTGAAACCGCCATCGGCAGCAATCCTTGACTCGGGAACACCCAATGATCTGTACAGTTTCTTTTGGAAATACTCAATATCAGAAAGTTCTCCAAGATTTTGTCCACCAGGAAGAGTTGTGATCTCTGTTCCCCGACCACCTTCTCTTCTTGGAAGCCAGAAGTCTTCCATCATCGACATAAATTTGCGATCATCACGAACTTCTCCTGTGTTTGCATCGTACACAAGTTTGTTGCGATAACGCATCATAACATCACGAAGATATTGTTCTGCCTTAATCTTAGGCAGATTGCCGACATCGATATAAAATATTCTACGTTCTGGTGCTCTCGATAACCTATAGATAACAAGAGAGTCCTCAATCATTCTAAGTTGATTGAGTGACTTGATTGCTTTGTGAAGATATGAAAGAACATTTCCTTTATTGCGATCAACTAAACCAGAAGTACAATATGTGATTGCATCTTTTGCAATCCTAGTTCCTTTAGATCCACCACCACCTGTTAGGTTATTTGATGGATATGCAGGCTTTGGTGTGTAAAGAAAATATTCTTCAATCTCTGGTGCAATACCATTTTTTGCTTCATCACGACCAGGAATATTTGGTCCAATGATATTTCTATCATTCTTCTTTTCTTGACGGATAAACCGCATTTTCATTGGATCAATATACCTCAGTTCTTTGATTCCTTCCTGAGGTTTTTTGAGATCGATTACTTTGTGATAATATAAACGACCGTCTACATACCAATTTCTAAAAATTTCGTGTGCTTTCTTGTCGAAATCTAGAAGTTCTTTGATATATTTAAATTCTTCTCTAATTACCTTCTTTAATTTATCAGTGGCATTGAGATTGGAAAGTTCAATCTCAATAGGAGAATCATAAAGGTCACTAACGAGTGCCTCATTGACAACATCTTCGATTGCTCCATCACATTCTGGATGGAGTGACATTTCTCTGTATCTTCTGATTAAATCAAATTCTGTTCTATATTGTCCTTCAATATCTACATACGAACCATAAAATCCACTGCTAATATAGTTATCAACCCCGTCCTCGTTATTTTCGGGGACGGGGGAAACTATAGTCTTGGATTTTTTCTCTGTATCCTCAATAGAAAAACCAAAAAGTTTTGCCATAGTATAAACTGACTAGACTGTTATTTTACTATTTAGCTGATGTCCTCACCACCTGCCTGAGCAGATGTTCCTCTAAATGCTTCCCAATAATGAACCTGAAGTTCTACGGTAAACTCCTGAATAGTATCAGTCGTTTCGTAGCTCAGATCAATAGTAGAAATATTTGTCGGGAAGATATCCCAGAACTTATAAGATCTAAGTACAGAACCATCACGATCCAGTTGCTTAACAATAGCATCCTTTTGATAATCAACAGGATTTGTAAGTCCGGTTGCATCAGTCATTTTGTTGATTGAATTCATCCACTTTTCAAAAGCAGAACGAATAGAGAAATCAACGTCATTGATGACGGTGATTGTCCAAGTTTCGAATGTTCTATCTCCGGCAACTTTCAGAACACGACCTCTGAAAGGGATATCAATATTAGCAATCGTAGAGGCAGGCAATGCTGCTGCCTTTACAAGAAATCTTGCTTTTTGAAGAACATCATTATCAACAGAAACAGCATCAGGGAATGCTAATTCAACTTCAAATAGATTGGGTCTTGCACCACCACCAGATAATCTGCTTTTGAAATCACTGATCGTTCTTACTGGTGAGGTATTACGTTGTTGGCGACTAGGCATTTTTCTTTAAACCTCTAAATTAAACGTTACCGATAACTTCTTCAAATGAAACACCAGTTCTGGTGGCAACAAATGTAAGACCAATGAAGTTGATTGATCTTGCAGGTTTAATAAAGATATCTGCCACAAACTCATTATTATCTATAATTGCGGCAGTGTTATTTGTCTCATCACAAATAACAACATAATCTTGAATACCTCGTTTTGCCTGAACATCACGGAGGAATGGTTCAACAATGTTCACAAAATTAGTTCTTGTAATTTCATCGTTGAACTCAAAGAGTTGGTCTCTTGCTGCAGCAGAGATTGCATCTTCAAGATAGATGAACAAACGACGAACGTTGATTCTATCAAATGCCGATGCCTTAGAAAGTGCAGTCTTATCACCAAAAAGAATGATTCCACCACCAGGAGAAACAATAACTGGATTAACTCTTGCAGAGTACAATCTATCTCTTTGTGTTTGAGAAGGATTATATGCCAGTTTGACTGCATTGAGGATTGCACCTCTTGTAGTTCCGGCAGGTGAGAACCATGGGAAGTTATCAATATCATTGCGAGCACAAAGTCCGGCAATATCCCCATTTAAAGGAACATAACGGAATGTGTTTGCAAATCTGTCAAACATATACTTGTAACCACTATCAAGTACACCATATGAAGATGATGAAACTTTGGAGTAGAACTCCAATACATTGTCGGTGATAGTTTCATCATTATTGACTGTTACGGATCCAGCATCGGTATCAGTGATGAATGCTCCTCTGTATGGTGAGACGAATGCAAGTGCATCCTTTCTTACATCAGCAACTGCAATCAGTTTATTTGCAAGTGCTGCTGCCAGATCTGATGAATAATTTGCAGATCCCATAATGAGGAAATCTACAGTATAGTTTTCAGTATTTTCAAATAATGCATAACCGGTTGACAACTTACTGATATCAGAAGCAAGTGCTCCTGATGTTGTGATGGTTTCTCCACCATCATAGTTCTTACCACGAGTAAGAACTAAGTTAGTATCACCAGCCCCATTAAAGATAACTCCTTCTGCATTTTGATCCCATGCTCCGGCACTTTGAGTTACACGAGTAAATCCTGAAGAATATCCAATTGGAGTTGTTCCTGCAGGTTCATCTCCACCAAAAATGTATGCCGAATTACTCTTCAGATAAGATCTCCAGTAAGAAGGTGATCCAACAGAGAACTCTGCATCTTTTGCCTTTGAAAGTCCTAAGTGCTTCTCAAGAATTGTTCCTGCGTTTCCGGTGACTTTACCATCACCATCGATAACTACAACGTGAACTTCATCAAATCTTCCACCTCTATCAGTAACATATTGAGAAGTTCCTGGACGATCTGCCAGTGTATTCCAAGGTTGAGTTGTGGTAACGGTTGATCCACCAACTGTTGATGTAGAAATCGCAACGGTTTGTTGTGAGAACCAATCTTGTCTTCCAGTGTAAACGGTTGAACCATATGATACCGACTGTCCAGCAGTGGTGATAGCAACACTACCTGTGCTGGTAAATGCCCAAGTTCCACTCTCTTGATAATCTTTTACGGTTTCTGTTGCACCATCGACATAAGAAAGAACTTTGACACTGATTTGTCCAACTCCAACTTCAGTAACAATACCCTTCAGGTGTCCGGTCAGTGCTGTAGTTGTTCCTGCACCAACATCAAATCTACCACCCATTGATTGAGTAATACCTGCACCAACTACAATATCTGATGCTCCACCATTAATACCTGTTGTATCAATACCAGTCAGAACTTGGTCTGCCTTTGCATCAATAATACCGATTCTGATTCCATTTGCCCAAGATCCTGGATTCTTGGCAACGATTGTTCTGTCGGTAATTACGTTTTCGTCGTATTGAAGTTGCTCATAGTGCTCAATACTCTTAATCTTGATAGAAGATCCAGAACCGACGTAAGCATTTTTAAGCTGGTCATCATCTTGTCTAACGACTCTCAGTGGAGCACCATATGCCAAATATGATGAAGCAGTGAGCCAGTGCTCATAGTGCTTATCATTTCCGTATGGTTTTCCAAAATTGTCCAATAAGTCTTTTTCCGAACCAACGAGAGTTGGAAGATCAACGGGACCTTGTGCAAAAGGTGCGACAAGACCGCCAATCTTTTCGGATGATGGATCAACTCTTCCTACTGTAAGGTCTACTTCCCTTACCTTGATCCCAGGAGATGCTAAATTTATTGGCATCTTGTTTGTCCTCGCAATCCAAATTTATCTAAAAATATTTAGGAAAAGGGGCATTTTCAGTGGGGAAACGATGCGTGAACAAACTTACCAGTCAGGATATTCCCACCTATCAAATATTGTGGTAGTCATCCTACTGACAACTACCCTTTTTTTAGTACAATCTTTACACTCATATGAGTATGAAGATGCGAGAGTTCTATCTCTTCTGGTTTTGTAAAAATCATTTAACAAGTTCTTTACTTTACCGCATACTCTGCACTTTCTTTCGAGAAATAATAAATGTTCTAATTCTATTTCATCATCAAAAGTCATTACTTATAATCCCACATATAAGATATATCTCCGTATTCGTCAGTATACCATCTATCACCAGCACTATCTACAAAAGTTGTTTCGTCATTGAATCCATCAGAAATAAATCCGAATGGTGCCATATCTTGTTCTATCTGGTCTTTTTGTTCTTCATAGATTCTCTTACGAACATCATTTTCAGTCATCTCTTTGAAGTAGTCTTGTGCAACTAACCAAGCAAAAAGAACAAGACACATTGCAAGGTCATCATTACAACCTTCTTCTGCTTCAAAGGAGTTATGCTTCTGAGCAAAAGTAGTCAGTTCTGAAATGATTTCATAATCGAGAGTAAGTAACTTGTATTCTTCAATAAGAGTTTTTAAGTTTGAGCATCCAAGTTTTTTTACGGCAGATGTTGTTCTAACACCGAGTTGTGTTTTGCTTCCAGAAAATCCTTGACCAACAACCTGTCCATTTCTTCCTCTCATTGAGGACATAAGAATATTTTCATATTCTAAATCATAATGAAGAATACTTGCTACCTGATCTCCAATATCATTAACTTCTACCAATAACCAAGCATTATTATACCCTTTTGCGACATCCAAAATAATATTTGGAAACAGCATTGGTTTGATTTCGTTATTTCTGTACTTTGCTACGCACTTATATGGAAATTCTGTAATATCGAAAACGATAAATGCAGAGTAATCATTTCCCAATCCACGAGCAACGTCTACAGTAATAAGGTAGTTGTGTCCTTTTTGATTTTCTTCATAGACATCTAAACCTGCGTTTCTTTGTATTGGATTTTCATATATTAAATTTTTGAGAATAGTTGGATTTATGAGTGTATTTACAGAACCTAAAAACTCACACTCAAACTCAACACGAAACTGTTGTTCTGAAGTGTTTGCAATCGTCTGTTCTTTCCATACTTCATCTCTTCCTGGTACTTCAGACCAGTGAACATCAGTTGGTACATATTCATTTTTATTTCTCTCCGCATCGTGCCACATACGGTAGAAATGATTCATACCGTGTGGTGTGGATACGATGATTACTTTGGTGTTTTTACCAGAAGTAATAGTAGGATAAACAGATGCAAAGAACGAGTCAGCAACGTGATTTGGGACGAACGCGAACTCGTCGAGAAAGAGGATGTTGAACGACATACCTCTGACAGCACTTGCAGACGTAGAAGCTGCCAGTATCTTACTGCCATTTTCCAACTCCATTGAACCTTTGTTCCATGACAGAATACCCTGTTGCATCCATTTAGGCAAGTTTTCATATGCAGTCTGTAACCTACTGAGAAGTTCTCTAGCGGTTGCTGCCTTGTTTGCCAGAATACCAATGTTTACGCTATCATTGAATACAGCATAATGCAAAAGATAAGATACGACTGTAGTGGATTTGCCAGTCTGTCGAGGCATCTTACAGATATTGAATCTGTTATTATGAAAGTTATGAATTAGTTTCTCTTGGAAATCATATGGGTGAAACTGTGTCAGACCCTCATCAAGAGAAACGATCTTAATATAGTTATTGGCAAAGTAGACTGGATCTTCTTTACATTTGAGGAACTCAATAATTTGTCCCTCTGTAAATTCAATCGCAGTATTTGCTTTTTTTAGATTAGGATTACCAAGATAAACTTCACTCATAATAAAACCTCCAATTAATAATTACCTACTAATTTCTTCCCAGTCCAGGGAAGCAAAAACATCAGCACCAGCAGTATCGGATGCAACTACTAATGTTAGTTCATAAGGAGTTCCAGTTAGTCCATTTCTTTCCAACTGAAACTTAAATAGTGCTTCTTTCAGAATATCCACATTTGCGGAAGA